AACAGAACGTAACAACTCACAAGATCAAGATTCGTTGTTGTGCCGGCTTGAGCGTTAGCGATCGAGTTAGGTTTGGAAGTAGAGGGTTTGAAATTACTACTATCGATGACATCGAACAGCGGAATTATGTCCAAGAATTGATGTGCTTTGAGAGGTCGATTTGAAATCGCCGAATATCAATCTTCCAGATGAAGAGTTGCGAAAGGCTCTGTTCGTCAGACTTGACGGGAACATATTCCGCCTGGATGGAGTGACTCCGCTTCCGGTCTATGACGAGATTCCGGAAGACTTCAGAGACTTTGATTTCCTGGAAATCGACACTCTCGATGTAGAGCCTGGTGATCCAAATCCATCCCTCTATATGTGCGAGATCGTCATCAACGTTTTCAGCACCTATGCAGGCTACAAGGAACTTTCTCGTGAACTGAATCAAGTGCATGCCTTTCTTGGTTCGGAACTCAGAACGATGACCGGATTTACTGATGTTTCACAAGGAGGGATGTTTATTCGAGTGATGGAAATGAAGAGGGATAGCGATGAAGGAACGATAGTGAGGCATGGGATGTATCGCCGGCGATTCACTATCGCCGATAACAAACTCTGAGAGGAGGTTTTTGGATGCCAACTCCGCGAATTGGGCTCGACAGGTTTTTCCTGGTCGACATCAACGACAGTGTGACCCAAGCCGGCGAGAATTGGGTAAAGATTTCGATGCAGAATGGCGGCTCATTGAGTCGCGCATCGAACAAGGTTGATACAACCCACAAGGATAACGCTGGCTTCACCAGCGAACAGGTCGTTACAAAGACCTGGTCCGCAACTGCTGAGGGGTTTGACAACCTGCACAACCAAGCACTCAAGCATCTGGTTGACAAATGGGAACGAACAACGGAAACCGATGTTGAGGTGCATATCCGCTTGATCACTGAAAACGGTGAAGAGAATGAGGGATTCGCAACACTCGACAGTTTCGATACCTCGTTTGGTACGAATGAAGTGATTACTTATTCGGTGTCATTCACTGGTCGAGGTCGACTTAACGTCAGGTAATTAGAGAGGAGGTTTTGCAGAATGGCTGCATTGACTGTACAGAAAATCGCACTTGCTGGAGCGCAGAAAGCGACTCTCGTCGCTGCGGCTGCGGCTGGCGACACATTTGTGAATGAGGGCAAGACGTTTGTAGAGATCAACAATGCCGATGCCAGTGGCATCACTGTGACGATTGTTGGTCAAAGGAATCTTCCACTTGGAACATCGTCGGATCAGACCATCGCGATTGCGGCCACGACAACTACATTGATCGGTCCGTTTCCTGTTGGCAACTACAACAGAGAGACGGATGAATCGGTCGTGATTACTTACTCCGCAGTTGTAACCGTGACTGTCGGAGCATTCACTGTAAACGATGATCGCAACTGATCGACAGAAACAGAAAGGAAGGTGATTCGAATGGCGGAACTTACGCTCAGAAATATCGTGATTGCTGGCTTGGTGAAAGCCGCACTCGATGCGGTGAACTTGAACGACACATTCGACAACGATGGAAAGACCTATCTCGAGGTTGCAAATGGGAGTGGTGGAAGTATTACCGTCACGATCAACGGTCAGGTTCCTTTCCAGCATGAAATAAGCGCAACGAAAACGGTAAGCATTCCAGCAGGGCAGACCTTTGTTATCGGTCCGTTTCCGGAACGTTTCTACAACACCGATGGAGCAAACGAAGTCAGCGTTGATTACTCGGCTATTGCTACCATCACCGCTGCGGCATTCAGCGTTAGAGACATTCATGCATAGGAGGATCAGTGAGCGCAAGAGGAGTGACAATTCAACTCGACATTCCAAGGAAGGTAAGGTTTGACGGTGAGGCTCTTTTGGCACTCGAGGAGATCACCGGGATGACAGTGCTCGAAGTTTGCCGCCAGTTCAAGGGAGATGAAGAAGACAGCGGCAAGACTGAAGAGCAGCAAGCCGAAGAGAGAGCAGCAAGGTTCTCATTTAAGCTTATCTGTCAAATCACGCAAGCAGGTTTAACCGATGAGCTTCCTCGGATAACCACAAGAGAAGTTGTCAGGTTGATGGATACCAATGGCAAAGGAGAGGGATCAGTTGGAAGGATTCTTTCTTACACAACCGATATCTTCGACGCCTTGTCTCAATCGATCGGCGGGACAGAAGCAAAAAACGTAGAAACCGACTTGGAGAAGGTGTCTCCAGGTCGGAAGAGAGAGAAGGTGATGACGAAAAATTAGAGCGATGGGATTGGGATGTATATGAGCGACTCGGTTATCGGCTTGGTCTGAAACCTTGGGAGTTGTGGAAGTTCACTCCGCGAGAGCTGAACAAGTTTGCAAGAGAGAAGCGAATAGAAACAAACGAGGAGATGATCAGGACGCGCTATGAGACGGCAATCCTCTGTGCGTATTACGTCAACTCCTCTGGTACCGTCAAGATCGGGAAATCTCCTGATGAGATTTATCGAAGGATGACAATCAAGACGATCGAGGAGCAGGAAAAAGCGACTGACGAAATCGGTGGAGAGAGACGCTTCTATAAAGGTTCTCTCTCCAGTCAATTCCAGCAGCATGCGGAATGGTTGGAGTCTCAGAAATAAATGGCCATAATTGCTGAACTCCTCGCGAGGCTTGGTCTTGATCCTCGCGACTTTGAGAAGAACCTAAAGAAGTCCGAGAAGTCTTTACAGAGGACTGCTGATAAGCTCAACAAAATCGGTAGGGATCTCACCGTTACGGTAACAGCTCCGATCGTTGCCGTTGGTGCTTTGGCGGTAAAGAGCTTCTCTGACTTCGATTCAGCGTTGACGAAATCTGCCGCGATCATGAGTAATGTCTCTGGTCGTATGGATGAGCTTTCAGAGGCAGCGCTTGATGTCGGTAGGAATACGACATTTGGAGCATCTGAAGCGGCAGATGCATTCTTCTTCCTTGCGAGTGCTGGTCTTGATGTCGATGAGTCGATCAGCGCTCTACCGAGGGTTGCTGCGTTCGCTCAAGCTGGAATGTTCGACCTGGCGCAAGCGACGGATCTCCTCACCGATGCGCAGAGCGCTCTTGGCTTGAGCACCGATGATGCTGCCGAAAACCTGATGAATCTCAATCGCGTTTCCGATGTGCTGGTGAAAGCCAACACTCTCGCCAATGCAAGCGTTCAGCAGTTCTCTCAAGCTCTGACCAACCAGGCAGCGGCATCCGCCAGGAATGCGAAAATCGAGATTGAGGAAGTGGTTTCTGTCCTGGCTGCCTTTGCCGATCAGGGAATCAAAGGCGCTGAAGCCGGAACAAAATTCGCGATTGTTGTTCGCGACCTCTCGACGAAGGCTGTCACTAACGCGAAAGCGTTCGAACGATTCGGCATCTCAGTATTTGATATCAACAAGAATCTTCTTCCGTTAGCACAGATTCTTCGGCAACTCGAAACGAGATTCGGTAATGTCGGTCTCGAGACGCAGAAGGCAGCGTTTCAGCAACTCGGATTCGCTGATAGATCGATCGGTGCATTGCAATCTCTCATTGGCCTGTCTGATCAAATCGAGGAATACGAAAGGCAGCTTAAATCTGCCGGAGGAATCACAGATCAGGTTGCGCGAAATCAGCTCAAGAGCTTTGAGGCTCAACTGAAGCTTCTTCGTAATCGAATCACAGAGGTCGCGATTGTCTTAGGAGGAGAGCTTGCGAAGATACTTCGAGAAGAAGTGCTACCGATCGTTATAGACGTCGTCACAAACATCATGGGCCTCGTAGAGGCCTTTGTTGGTCTTAGTGATTTCACCAAAAAGATAGTTGTTGGGATCACTGCCTTTGTTGCGATTCTCGGCCCTGCTGCGATTGCGGTTTCACTGCTTGTCAAAGCAATGATTGCTCTCAAGATCGTTTTGCTTAGTCCGGCATTCGCATTGATCGTTGCTGGCGGTGCTCTCATTATTGGCATCACTAAAATCGGTAGAGAGATGCTGATCTCATCCGATGGTGCAAAGGCGCTCGCTGGTGGATTCGTCGGGATGAGCGATGCGATGGAGCGAGCCGTCAAGGCAGGGATCAAACTTGAGGAACAACTAAAGCTCGATCGCATAAAGGAACTTGATTTAGATATCCTTCAAATACGAACACAGTTGCTTGGGCTCGAAGTCCAGTTCCGCCAGGGAAAGTACACATCTGAAGAGCTTAATGCTAATCAGCAAGTTCTCGAGAACATGACTCAAGCTGTTCGTGATCTCCAGTTTGAGCTTGATAGGTTGCAAGCGCCAGATGTCAGCATAACCGAGGGACCATTTCAGGGGATAGAAGCTGGCTTCAAACCAATCCTCCAATTCTTTGAATTAGTCAAGAGCGAAGGGATGGATACTTTTTCTGCGGTGGAGTCTGTCGGTACGCAGGCCTTCAAGGCGATAGGAGCGACAATCGATGCTGTTATCCTTACTTCGAGCGAGAGGTTTGCATTGTTCTTTGCGTCGATCGCAGAGAAGCAAGTTGCATTTGCAGAGCAAGCCAACGAAGCATGGGCAAGCTGGCTCGCAGTCGCAACAGAAGTGACCGCTAATATCAAGCTCGCAACGCTCGATTTTTTCCAGAGCTTCGCTGCTGGTCTTGGCGATGCGGTTGCTCAAATAGTCGTCTTCGGAGCTGATGCAGAGGAAGTCTTCAAATCGCTTTTCAAAACCATTCTTGCACAGATAATTTCATCTCTGGTTCAGATCGTTGTCCAGTTCCTTATTGCTTCGCTTGCAAGAGCGGTGATCGGTTCGGCTGTTCAAATCTTACAAGTTGGACAAGCTCTCCAGTTGGTCTTTCTGGCGACTTTCGCAGCGATTTCAGCGATTCCTATTATCGGTCCGGCACTCGCAGGACCAGCAGCAGCGGCAGCAGTAAAAATAGCCGGACCTGCATCGGCTGCTGCTGGCGCTGTTGGCTCTGCAAGTGCAATTGTCGGACTCCAAGAGGGCGGGTTGATCATGGGCGATGGTCTGGCTCTGGTGCATGCTGGAGAGCGAGTCTTGACGGAAGCCGAAGTGAGAGAAGCTCCAGAGTTAGGTGGCATGGGCGGGATGATGATGGTGACAGTGGAGCTTGATGGAAGAGTCCTAACACAAAAGATTCTTCCGCGAGTACCGCATGAACTAAGAATGCGAGGTCTGTGATGGCTCTCTTCGGGATGGAGAATTTTGCTTTCGGCACCGTCTCCGGAACCTTCGATGCTTCGCAGACAACGCTCCCCCTGGCTGTCACTCATGGAGCAAGATTCAACACCTTTCCAGCGATAGCGGTTCTTTGGAATATTGGGGATTTCAATAGCGCTCATGATGCTTTCATCGCTGGCGATGCTGAACTCATTGAGCTTGTTACCTTGGTCGGAGATGCATTCACCGTTATCAAACGCGGACAAGATGGAACGTCTGGGATTGCAACAACGACAGGAGGTATCTACCAGGTGTCAGTTGTTGCCAGTCGTTCCCAATGGGACAAGGTTTGTAGAGCGCAACCGGATGGGGCTGGTCCGTTTGATGCGATCCTTAGCGGGACTGCTGGTGATGTTTCTGCTGGCGGAATTGCACTCGCCAGATTCGTTAATACCGCACTTGCGAATCTGGTTTTCTCTATCCAGGGGAGTATCAGTGCAGCGCAAAAGCTTTGGATTGGGAACACCATCAATCCAGATGTCTTCGAAGTACTCGTGAGTGATGGCGTTGGATTGACATCACTCATCCATGAAGGCATCACGATGGTTCGAATGGATGATGATGGTGCTCTCGGACTCCTCTTGGCTGCTGGTGGAAGTAATCCTGATCAAGTTCATATCGGCGAGACACTCACGGTTGATAGACTTACTGGTCTGAGAGAAATCTTAGCAACGATTTCGAGCGGTGTTCTCGACATCAACAGTCCATTTATTCGCGTTAGTGCCGAGGGTGGTCCTGGTGCTGATAACCTGGATGAACTTACTGTTCCTCTGGTCGATGTTCCGTTCGGTTCTCGTATCTTCGTTATCCTCGAGCCGAATACGACTGGCCATAACATCACGGTGCGCGACAAGTCCATTGCTGGTGGTAGTGCGAATATTTCGCTCAATGGTGGCGGAACATTCAACATGCAAGCTCAAGGTGAAAAGATCGCCTTGATCACTGATGGGGTCGGTCCAACTGGTCTTGACTGGGAAGAAGTTTGGAGAACTCCGCCGAAAGGCATTCGGGATAAATATGTTCTCGTTGAGGCGCCTGGAGACTTTCCTGCTCCGTCTGCGGGTGTAATCACCCTGGCGGCTGGAGTCACCTACGAGATCAACGGTACGGTCAGCATCGGTACTGACCAACTCGACGCATCCCTCAGTGCATGTATTCGTGGTACCTGTTTTGATACTGACAAACTTCTCACGAGCAATGCTACTTCACTCATCTCATCAACTGCTGGTCTAACGATCGATAATATAGATTTGAGGAACACCTCTGGTCCTATTTTTGACATCGATGGTGGTGGAACGGCTTCCTTTGTAGCGAAGGGCCTTCGTATCGCAAGTAGTTCATCACTCGGCGACATTGATAATTGTCTTGTCATTTCATTTCGAGATTCAGTAGTAAAGACGACCTCAGATGGATTCACGTTTGATGGAACTAACGGGTTCGTGATCATTGCCGATGCTCTTTCTCAGGCCAATCTTGGAACTTTCACATTCCTCACGCTGCCAGCAACAGCTACATTTTCTGGGCTTACGATACACGACATAGTCGTTGATTCTCTTGCGACTCAGACAGCGTTGGATATCTCCGCAAGTGCTACCATCGCAGAAAAGGGAGTAGTTACTACTTCCGCTTTTTCTGGGGCTGGAACAGCTCTCACGGGAATCACCAAAGCCGATGTTCAGTGGCAGTTTAGGAGCAATACTGGAATCCTCGATAGCAAGATAATCGGGGAAGTCATCGTATCAGCGAATGCCACAGAAACAGTCATCTCTACCATCGGAGTCTTCGTACCCATCAACGCCACGTTCTCCGATGGTTTGCTGGAGCGGTTCACCCGATCAGGAGATACCCTAACCTACATTGGTGAACAAGACGTAGAGGTTGGAATCATAGCTACCTTGAATGTAAGTGGCCCAGGTGCTACTGATCGAGACGTCGAGGCGCGACTGTTAGTAAACGGTTCCCCAGCAGGTTTCCCATCGAGAGGCGGAGAGGTGGACACCATACGTACTCAGACGTTAGTCCCCAGACATAGTTTCACTATCTCAAATGGGGATACCGTTGACATCGAGGTCGCCAACAATACCGATACTCAGAATCTGATCATCGAAGACATGTTGATGACAGTTTCTGAACGATAGAACATCTGAGAAAGATCATGATTGGCTCTGATCCGATTGCATCGTTTCCCATCGCTTCTTCAGTGGCGGTAGCACAGACACTCCCGGGTGTCTTCACCGTCTTCATCAACGGAGTGGATGTTACCGGCTTTGTTTTCACTGGTGCGAGCGGATCAGAGGGATTTTCGGTATCTGAAATTCTGACTGGAACGACAACGGGGAGCCTTAATCTGGTTGAAGAGAATGCGCCAACTGGTCCAGCGCTCGACATACAGATGGGTCACGAGGTCATCATTGAGCATCGTACTGGTCGTATCTTTGGTGGATCTATTCATGATCTTGCCAGATCAAATCCAGGCCAGAGCAATGTCATTTTCTGGAGATTGCAGCTCAAGGATTACGCGTCTTGTCTAACACGGCGTCTTATTCCCGCGAGCTTTGAAGATTTGGGAGATCCAGTAACGCAGACAATTGGATCGATCATCAGAAGTATCCATTCGGTATTCCTCGCAGATGGTTGTATCACTCTCGGCACGATCGAGGATGGCCCTTTGATCCAGAAGGCTAACTTCGATTACGTTACTGCTGAGAGTGCCTTCAATGATCTTCAGCGCCTCACTGGGAATACCTTCTTCTGGAAGGTCGATCCATTCATGGTGCTGACCTTCAAGGAAAGAACCGCAGTTGCAGCACCGTATGATATCGATGAAACACAAGAGGAGATTCTCTCGCTTGAATTCGATGAGTCCAAAGAGGCTTATCGTAATCGTCAGTTCGTGAGAGGGGGTCTTGCGGAGACAGAGCCTCGAACAGAAGAGTTTGAGGCGGATGGAAAACTGAAAGCATTCACGCTAACACTTCCACTTTTCGCAAAGCCGATCATCGAAGTGAATACCGTTGCGGTTTCTCCTGCCGCAATCGGAGTCAAAGGAATCGATGAAGATACCGTTACGGTCCTCTGGTTGTTCGCTATCGAAGATCCGGTTGTTGCAGCAAAGACAGCTCCATCGCTTGGTGATGATGTTGAGATCACCTATCAAGGTCTCTTCCCGATCATTGTCCAGTGCGATGATGCGGGAGAGCAAACCGCGAGAAATGCGGTTGAACTTGGCAACGGCCTTTATGAAGGTGTTGATGTTGATGAATCTTTGAATCTTCCAGCGACCAGGCAAAAGTGCGATGCGTTGCTCGATAAGTATGCTCGCATCCCAAAGAGGATTACTTACCAAACGGATAGGCAGGTAACAATCAGGACGGGTCAACTCCAGACAGTGAACTTGACTCGTCTGGATGTAACTGCTGCTGAGATGGTTATCCAGCAGATCGATACAAGTCTCGTCGGCGATGATCTTCGCAGGACGATAGCGGCAACCGATGGGCGCGACTGGCTCGAATGGCTTGAATTCTTTCGCTCAATTCTTCGCGGCCCTTTCTTGCTTCGTGAAAACGAAACGATCTTGACTCCGATCAAGATCACTGATGATATCAATCTCAATGACAGTGTTGTGATTAACCTTGCTGATGATTTGAATCCATTCACCACTGATCCGTATACCT